GCGGCTACAAGAAGGGCGGCATGGCCAAGAAGAAGGTCAAGAAGATGCGCTACGGCGGATCTTGCGGCTAATAGATGGCTACATCAGGCACAACAGACTTCAACCTGTCGATCGATGATTTGGTTGAAGAGGCATTTGAGCGTTGCGGCATGCGGCCGACGAGCGGCTATCAGCTCAACTCCGCACGTCGCTCGCTCAATTTGCTATTTCTGGACTGGGCCAACCGCGGGCTAAACCTGTGGACGATCGAGCAGGCAACGTACACGCTGACGCAAGGCGTCAATGAAATCTCGCTGCCTACCGATACGGTCAATGTCCTGGAGGCGATCATTCGCCAGAACAACCAGGGCATCAACACCGATGTCTACATCGAGCGCATTAGCCGTGAGGATTGGTTGAACGTGCCGGATAAGACTTCGCAGGCTCGCCCTGCGCAGTTTTATGTGCAGCGCACCAATACGCCAAAGGTCTTCTTTTATCCGGCAGCGGATCAGACGTACACGTTTGTGTACTACAAGATCCGTCGGATGCAGGACGCAGGGGCTTACACGAATGACGCGGACATCAACTTCCGCTTCCTGCCGTGCTTGGCTTCTGGTTTGGCGTATCAGCTCTCGTTGAAGTTTGCGCCCGATCGTACGCCGGCCCTCAAGGCCATCTACGAGGAGGACTTCAACCGGGCTGCGATGGAGGATCGGGACACGGCCAGTGTGCAGTTCATCCCGGACATGGGGGTCTAAGTGGCCTACGCTAGTGGCAAGTTCTCCTACGGGCTCTGCGACTACTGCGGGCAGCGATACCAGTACAACACCCTGCGCAAAAACTGGCAGGGCTACATGGTGTGTCCAGACGACTATGAGCCAAAGGAACCGCAACTCGAACCGCTTCGTTATCGCGGCGATGCTATTGCGCTGCGTGATCCGCGGCCCGATCGCATTGAGCCGGTCTCCGTGTTCGTGGGGGCCCCTGGGTTCACGGCGTTCCAGAGTTTTGGCACAGCGCGCAACACGAACGATATGCGTCCGTACATTGTCGGGCAGGCCCTTATCGCCCAAGGCGTTGTCGGCGGAGTCACGGTAAGCACGTCATGACATACGACGAACTGGTCACCAATATTCGTAACTACACCGAAGTGAACGCCAATGTGTTCACCAATGCGGTGATCAATACGTTCATCACGATGGCGGAGAACCAGATCCTCCGCGAGATCGACTTGGACGTGTTCAAGGTCGAAGCCACGGCCAACATGACCAGTGGCAACAAATTCCTGTCTGCTCCGAGCGACATCCTGACGCATCGCTACATGATGATCACGTCAGGAAATAACCAGATTTTTCTTGATTTCCGCGACACCTCCTTCATGAAGGAGTACGCCCCGAACGGGTCGGCGACCGGAACGCCGAAGTACTACTCAGTTTGGGATCAGAACACGTTCTACGTGGCGCCGACTCCAAACGCGAACTTTGTGGTGGAGCTCGGCTATATCTACCGTCCGGCTCAGTTGTCGTCGGCCACCCCGACGACCTGGATCAGCACGAACGCTCCGGAAGCTTTGCTTTACGCCTGCTTGATTCAGGCCTACAGCTACACCAAGGGCCCGGACAACATGCTCCAGTACTTCACGAATTCGTATCGCCAAGCGATCCAGGGCCTGGGCATCGAGCAGCAGGGACGCCGCCGACGCGACGAGTACCGCGATGGTATGATTCGCTTGCCGCTTAAATCGGAGTCGCCCGGCCCATGATCAATGTTTCATCACCCGTCCTGGTTGGCGGGGTAACCATACAAACCACCCAACACCGAGGGTGGACCGTTGAGGAGCTCGCGCAGCGTGCTGCGGACAAGATCGTGTACGTTGGGGATCAGTCGCACCCGGCAGTCCGTGAGCAGGCGAGAGCGTTCAAAGAGAGCGTTAAGCACGTGGTGGCCTTTTATTTAAGCGAGGCCATCGAGCAAGACCGTGTTACGGTAGCCAACCGGCTCCGTGAGGCGGGGCATCCTGAGCTGGTCCATCTGTTAGGAGAATAGAAATGGCGTTTTCTGGCAATTACATGTGCACCAGCTTCAAGGTCGAGCTGATGCAGGCTGTTCACAACTTCACAACCGGCACGGGCAACACCTTTAAGCTCGCGTTATACGACAACAGTGCCTCCTTCACGGCGGCGACGACGGCGTACACGGCGACGAACGAGGTGTCCGCTTCGGGAACGTATTCGGCCGGTGGCGGCACGTTGACGAATGTCACGCCGACCTCGAGCGGCACGACCGCGTTCACGGACTTCGCGGATCTGTCGTTCACGAGTGCGACGATCACGGCTTACGGTGCGTTGATCTACAACGACTCGGCTGCGGGTGATCCGGCGGTGTGCGTCCTGGACTTTGGCGGTGCCAAGACCTCGACGAACGGTACGTTCACGATCATCTTCCCGACCGCTGACGCAACGAACGCTATCATTCGTATCGCTTAACGGGGGTCGTTAAATGGCCCTCGTTCTTGCGGATCGCGTCCAGGAGACCACGACCACTACAGGTACGGGCGCTGTGACGTTAGCTGGGGCCGTAGTTGGCTTCCAGACCTTTGCTGTTATCGGTAACGGCAACCAGACCTATTACACCATCGCCGAGCAAGCTGGCAGCGCGTGGGAAGTGGGCATTGGCACGTATACCTCCTCTGGTACGACGTTATCTAGGGACACGATCCTCTCCTCGAGCAACGGCGGCTCCGTAGTCAACTTTGGTGTTGGCACGAAGAACGTCTTTGTCACGTACCCTTCCGGCAAGTCGGTCAATCGCGACGTAGCGGGGGATGTGACGGTAGCGGGCTCGATCACGGGCGAGGAGCTACTGGCGTCCAATGGGATTGTCCTGAATAAGGACATTTCCGCGACGAGTTATACGTTCCCGTCTGACTACAATGGCCTCACGGTAGGCCCGCACACGGTTGGATCTGGTGCGGTGGTGACGGTGGCCGCGGGTCAACGGTGGGTGGTGCTGGCGATACCACAGGTGCTTTGACCTTCCAGGTCAATGGCACGACGACGGCTGCGACTGTTACGTCCGCTGGGAACGTCGGTATTGGCACTACCTCGCCTGCCGTGCAAGTTCACGCAACTGGCGTGGGCCGTTTCTCGCAGTTGCAGTTACCGAACAATGCGGGAACGTATACGAGTGGATCGGCGGGGTTTCATCTTTTTGGATTTTCTGACAACGCGCTCTATTTCAACTGGTTCGACAACGGCGCGATTGTTTTTAGGAACAATGGAACGACGGAAAGACTCCGCATAACAGCCGCCGGAGACGTCGGCATCGGCACATCGTCGCCGGGGACAAAGTTAGACGTCGCAGGAAACATAAATGTTGGCGCGTCAGGAAATAAAAATTATCAAATTGCAACTGACAGCAATGGACTATTTTTGCTGGACAGAACAAACACCCGCTATCCATTTAAAATCAATGCCGGTGCTTATGACGATGCTCTAGTTATAGGCTCTACCGGCAACGTCGGCATTGGTACTGCGGCGCCGGGAACAAAGTTAACTGTATCTTCCGCAACAAATGCTGGCATATCTGTAACGGACGGCACCGTTACGACAATTTTGTACAACACGAGTTCTGCTAACGGAAGTGTGGGGACAACGTCAAATCATCCGATGGCGTTTTACACCAACAACGCCGAGCGTATGCGTGTGACGGCTGGCGGTTTAGTGGGCATAGGAACTACCAGCCCAAACGTCGGTCTTGAAGTAGCCAGCGCCGCAACTGAAAATAATCGCTCATTAAGAGTCGCGTTTGATTCAACGTATTTAACATTACCGGCACGGATTACGCCGAACTGAAAACGTCCGGAGAATTCGTCACCGGCGGCACGACCGACAACGGTGCCTACAACCTTCAATGCAACGGCACAGGTGTTTGGGGTGCTGGCGCTTACGTCAATGGTTCAGATGAGCGGCTGAAGGACAATATCCAGTCGCTTGATTCGGGCCTTGATGTCATCAAGGCTATGCGCCCTGTGACGTTCCAGTACAAACCGGAATACAGCAAGGATCAAAGCGTACAGCCCGGCTTCATCGCGCAAGAATTGCAGACCGCGATGGCGGGTAAAGCCTACCTTGAAGGCGTGGTGCAGGAAGGGCCGAACCACCTTAACGTGGCGTACCAGAACATTATCCCGATATTGGTTAAAGCCATGCAGGAACAGCAAGACCAGATCAAGGTTTTGCAAGATAAGATTGCAGCGTTGGAGATCAGGTAATGTCCAGCACCATTAACGCATCTGTCGACGGCATCGTCCTCACGGCGAGCAGTACGGCTGCCATGAACCTGGCCACAGGTGGCACGAACCGGTTGTCGATTGATACGTCGGGGAATGTGGGCATCGCGACCGGCAACCTCACCTTCTCGTCCACCGGCCAGCGCATCACGGGCGATATGTCCAATGCGACGTTGACTAGTCGGCTTGCGTTTCAAACAAGCACGACGGATGGTGCCACTAGACTAATGGTTCTGCCCAATGGAACGTCAACAACATCTGCATTTAATCTTTTAAACACATCTGACGCAAACAACGCTTCGTATTTAACGTTTGCTTGTGAATCAACTGTTGTCGCTTTTCGGGCCACTAATGCGGGTACTGGCACCTTATTGCCGATGGCGTGGGTCACAGGCGGCAGCGAGCGTATGCGGCTGGATACGTCGGGGAATCTGGGCATTGGTACTGCGTCGCCTGTTACACGACTCCATGTTCTTGACGCATTGTCTGGCGGTCAGTTTATCGTTGCTAACTCGGAAACAAACTCCGCAGAAAAATACGGTACGTTTGCCACCCAGCATTACACCAACGCAGAAGAACCTGCGCTTGGTGTTGCGGTTCAAAGTTCGGCTACTGAAAACAACATCCTAATCGGCGGCGCTTTAGGCGAGTTTAACGCTGCTACTGCAATTAAGTTTTATACCGCAGCGAACAATACGACGACTAGTGGCACGCAGAGGATGACCATTGACTCCTCCGGCAACGTCGGCATTGGCGGGACGGCGAGTGCGTTTGCAAAAGTTGAAATTACCGGAAACTTTCCCGGTACAACTGCCGGTATTGGGCATTATGTAAATACCACCGCTCCGAACGGAATGACGGCAAACGTACAGGGATTCCGTACAAACATTGGAACTGCTGCCGCTGCGTTTACGCTTGTAGATATGCACCATTTTTATGCGGTGCAAGGAGCGTTTGGCGCTACCTCGGCGGTGACCAATCAATATGGTTTCCACGCCGCATCCTCCCTCACCGGAGCCACCAATAACTACGGCTTCTACAGCAACATCGCCTCTGGCTCAAACCGCTGGAACTTCTATGCAAACGGGACGGCGCAGAATTATTTTGCGGGAGAGACGGGTGTTGGCCGTGTTCCGGTATCTGGTGTCCGACTGACCGTAAGAGGCTCTAACACCGCCGCTACAGATTACGCATTAGCTTGTTACGACTCGTCAGATTTTGTTTTGCTTTATACAAGAAACGATGGGTACATCAACACCGGAACACGCACAAATTCACCATATAACGCTACAACTGGCAGCGCAGCCAATATGTTTGTGGACAGCAATGGTGGATTGCTCCGTTCCACCTCATCTTTGCGCTACAAGTCAGAAGTTACCGATGCAACACACGGCCTTGCTGATGTACTGAAACTTCGCAGCGTCACCTACAAGGGTAAGAACGACGGAGACAAGGTATTCGGTGGTTTGATTGCTGAAGAAGTCCACGACGCAGGACTGACGGAATTCGTGGCCTACGACAAAGAAGGCCGACCGGATGCGCTGCACTACGGGAACATGGTGGCTTTGGCGTTTAAAGCAATCCAAGAACTCAAGGCCGAAAACGACGCACTTAAGGCTCGGATAGAAGCGTTGGAGACTAAGTAATGTCTAGCATCATTAACGCCGGCACTAGCGGCGTAACTATAACTGGGTCAACCTCGACCGTACTCAGTCTTGCTACGAACGGCACGACCCGCGCCACGATTGATGCTTCGGGGAATGTCGGCATCGGCAAGGTTCCGACGGCCGGAAGGATCCTTGACACTGCAACCGACGGCTATCTTTACGATGTTCGGGTAGGCCGTGGCGCAGGCGCTGTTGTAAGCAACACGGCGGTTGGAATTAACGCGCTGAATGCGAACACCACTGGAACAGACAACACTGCGCTTGGTTATCTTGCGCTTGCCGCAAACACCACTGGATTGGCTAACGTCGCTATTGGCCGAGAATCCTTAGATGCAAACACCGGGGGCGTGTATAACACCGCAGTTGGCGCTTATTCATTGAGCGGAAACACAACTGCAAATAGCAATACGGCCATTGGTTTTCAAACCTTGTTGACAAATACCACTGGCGCAAACAACACCGCTGTTGGTGACAGGGTATTAAATCTAAACACAGTTGGTTCAGATAATGTTGGTATTGGCGCTTTCTCTTTAGATGCAAACACGACCGGTATCTACAACACGGCGGTTGGAACGAGTTCATTAAGTTCAAATACGACTGGGAGTAGCAACACTGCTGTTGGCTTTCAGGCATTGCTTACAAGCACCACTGGCGCAAACAACACTGCTGTTGGTGACAGAGCATTAAATGCAAATTCAACCGGTACAAATAACACCGCTATTGGCTGGTTGGCCGCGCTCGCATCGACTACTGCAGCGGATAACGTAGCGGTAGGATCGCAAGCACTTCAAGCGAATACCACCGGCGCTAACAATACGGCTATTGGCCGTCTTGCGTTGCACTCCAGTACAACGGGAGATAACAATACGGGCATTGGCTTTTTTGCGTTATATGCAAATACAACTGGTGCGGCTAACGTAGCGGTTGGTGCAAATGCGCTTGATGCTAATACCACCGGTTCTAGTAACACAGCGTTAGGATTTAGCGCTCTGGCCACTGCAACCACAGCCAACGGCAACACCGCTGTTGGTCGAGCAGCATTAGAATTGAACACAACCGGTAACTCGAACACCGCAGTTGGCGCACATATTCCCGGTGTCGTTGGTGGCGCGCTGCAATCAAACAGCACTGGCAGCGGCAACGTCGCGCTTGGGGTCGGCGCGTTATACTCTAACACTACGGCAAACAGCAACGTCGCTGTTGGAAATCTGGCTCTTTACTCGAACACGACGGGAGCAAATAACGTTGCTCTTGGATACGAAGCATTACGCATCAACACAACAGGTGCGCGCAACATTGCTGTTGGTTTTCAGTCGTTGTACGGGAACACCACTGGAACAGATAACGTCGCCATTGGTTACGCTAGTTTAGATGCAAACACATCTGGGCAATACAACTGCGCACTTGGATACGGAACACTAACCAGTAATACAACCGGGGCACACAACACAGCTTTTGGGTATGCATCATTAACATTTGCTACAACGGCAAACTATAACTAAGCCGTTACAACTGGTTATTACAATGTCTGTGTTGGGCAGCAAGCCGGAGCGTATACAGTCGGGCTAACAACCGGAATCGCTAACACACTGCTTGGTACTTTCGCTCAGACTGCTAACGTTGACGACAACTACAACGTTGTAATTGGGTATGGCGCGCAAGGAAAGGGGGTAAGTACCGGGTTTATTAGCCCTAATGGTGGAAATATCTACCAGGGAAACAATTCAGCAAGTTGGGCTACTACGTCAGACCGGCGTATTAAGAAAAACATCGTTGACAACAGCGAAGGGCTAGAGAAAATCAATCATATCCGCGTGTGCAACTTTGAGTACCGCGCCGAGGATGAGGTTGACCCTTCAATCCCAGCATCTTCTGCGGTCCCGAAAATGGGGATTCAGCTAGGTGTGATTGCTCAGGAAATCCAACAGGTCATCCCTGAGTGCGTTAAGCAAGAGTCAACCGGAGTCCTATCGGTAGATACCGATCGAGTGATTTGGCATCTGGTGAACGCGGTAAAAGAACTCTCGGCGCAAGTCGAGGAATTGAAAGCCAAACTTGGAGAGTGACATGAATCCTGAGAATCCGACCACAGAGCAGATTGCCAAGCACTACAGCGCGGCGATGGATAGCGTAAGCCTGATTAATGACATCAAGGCGGCCAAGCATGATGCCGAGATGCCTGCCCAAGAAAAGACAGATGCGCTGGAGCGCAATGCGGCTCACCTTGAGCTCATGCTGGCAAAACCGTGGTGGACGACCGAAGATCTCAAGCCCTTGAGGGATGCGGTGGCCGCGGC